CAACGTCTACAGTCATTAAGTAATCATGTTCCTCTTGTGGTCTTTCATAAATGTCCAGACCAGCATTTGATACTATTGGATCTTCAATTGGTATAGTTCTAAGTTTAGATGGTGAAATTAAAGTATCGACGGATCCTAAGAATTCACACTCAAACTCTTGAGTAAACTGTCTTGCAGAAGTGTTTGCAATTGTTTGTTCTTTCCACTTCTCATCTCTACCAGGAACTTGAGACCAATGCACTTCCAGAGGAATATAATCGTTCTTTTGTCTCTGTGCATCATGCCAGAGTTTGTAGAACATGTTCATTCCATTTGGTGTTGAAATGATAATAACTTTGGTTTTAGTACCCGAAGAAATAGTAGGATATACTGACGAGAAGAACTGTTCTGCAATGTGGTTTGGAATAAACGCAAACTCGTCCAAGAAGATGATGTTAAATGACATCCCTCGAACAGCAGAACTAGATGTTGAGTTAGCAGATATCTTGGAACCGTTTTCTAATACCATGGAACCTTTGTTCCATGAGATAACACCTTGTTGTAAAAATTTGGGTAAATTTTCGTATGCTAATTGAAGTCTTCCAAGAATATCCATTGCAATGGAAGATTTGTTTGCAAGGATTGCAATATTTGTGTTAGGATTGAACAGTGCATAATGTAATAGGTAAGACACCACAGTAGTTGTCTTACCTGTCTGTCTAGGCAGTTTTGCAATATTAAATCTATTCTTATGAAAACTTGAAATTAAATCTTCTTGAAAGTCATACATTTTAAAAGGTATTAAACCTTCGTCGAGTGATACAATCTTTACATAATTTCTTGCAAAGTAAACAGGATCTTTATCACATTTGATCCATTCATTTATTTGCTCTTCAGTCCATTCAATCGAAACGTTTGCACGTTTTAGATTCGGATTACCAAGATATACATCATCATTTTTCATTTTTTTCTTCTCTATGAATCCAAGTTTTCAATTCGTGTAAATATTGAACTAGTTGATTTGCCTTTTCTTGATGCCAAGGATCACCTGTAGATAACCACAATCTCCTATGATTATCTATAGCTTTTAATATCTGATGTATTGGAGAATTCCACGGTTCTCTCGTTGGAGTATTCCATTCTCTTGGCATAATATGTCCTAAAACATTTTATTAAATTCTTCGTTGATATCTAGTACACTCTCAGACATTTTTTTGATAGAGTACTTATCCCAGATTTTTGGACCGTATGAGCATTCATCTCTAGTCTCTTCTTTACCACAAGCTTTACAGAATCTCATTTCCTTTTCTTCGGAGAAGTTTTCCACTTCTTCTCCTCTCATTTGTCTATAATGTGCTTTCTTTTCCTGACCAGAAGAATGTTTTAACCAAGGATCGTCATGATCAATTGCAGAAGAATTTTTCTGTTGTGGTTTTGGTGAACTAGGATATTTTACATTAGATGGTTTGTTTCTAGTAGATACATAAATTTTTCCTCCAGAAGCGGTAGTACCTACCTGTTTTCTTCCTTTGATTTTATCTACTACTTTACTAACTAAACCTTCAGAAATTTCTTCATCGGATGAAAGATATTCTGCTGCAGTATCAATGAAGTCTGCTGCTCTAGTAATTTTTGATTGTACCCAAGCTGGCAACTGATCGGTTGGTTTTTTTACCACCTTTCTCAAAACGCTTAAGGATCTCTCAATTTGATCAAACTCAAGGTTCGCCATATAACCTTCGTGATCTTTGATTTTTCCACTTTTAATTTCTTTGTGATCTTCTTTTAGGTTCACTGTTCTTCTCCGATCTTTTAATATTTATTAAAATATCAACAATTCCAAGCCCTTAAGGATTTATTGATCCTACTATTAGGATCATTTGCAGTCTTTTTACTAGTTAGTTTTCTCTTCATACCTTTCATTCGGGCACAAAAAGAATCCCTACGTGAACCTCCTTCGGGTTGTGGTGGTTTTAAATCACTACCAGGATTTTCTCTTTCATAGGACTTACGACCCTTTTCATTGAGTCCACCATTTTTATTTTTACCTTCTTTCCTTTGCCAGGCAGATTCGGAAAATTCTCTAAACTCTTTGAAAGTTTTTTTCTTTTCCCATTCCTTTTTGAGTTTCTTTTCCAACCCCAAAAGATGCTTATAGTAATCAGGAAATTCCATAATATGTTGTAATGCAATACCATAAGCTTCATCATGTGTGGTCACATGTTCTCGCTCTACAGTAGAACCAATTTCTGCCTGTCTTGTAACATACTCGACAGACACACCATGTTTACTGGCAATCTCTTTTTCGGTAGGAATTTTCTTTTTCATCAGTAAATCTCCCTCCATTGGATAGTAGCGGCAGCATTAGCAGTAGCATTACTAGCAGCACTAATAGTTTTTATAGCAATAACAAACACTTCAGAATTTGTCGAGTCTAAATTCTGAACGATAATATTTTTCTTCGCCGTCGTTAGACCACCAGATGCTACTGGAGTAAGTGAGTTTGGCGATGCTCCAGCAGTTACAATACCAGCAGCAAATACATCAATATCTCCAGTAATTACTTCGGCATTTGTACAATACTGAACTCCACTATTGGTATCAGCGTCTGTCCAAGTCAAAGTGCCACCATTTAAAGATGTAGTTAATTGACTGGCATTTGATAGTTTGATTAACTCATAATAGCAATCACCAGATTGAGCAAAAATACCAATCGTGTTTGGTCTTACACTAATTCTATTTGGATATCCTTGGAATGAGTTTTTGAGACGAATTGCCATGAGAGGAAATCTTGTTCCACCTGGAGCAATACTTGTTCTGATTGCTGGAGAAGTAATCGCCCAGTCAATACCACTCTCAACATATCCGCCTTCAGACATTACTGTAGAACAAATCTGATCCATAGTTCCACCAGTAGTTGTTCCAGTGTTTCTAATCTCGCATCTTACTGGAAGATTTGGATTGGACATATAAACTTCTGATAGTTCGTTTGAGCAGTAGTATTCATGTGCTAAAACAATCTGACCATCATGAACAAAACCACAGCGAATTCTACCAACTCCAAGCCACTGGAAGTCAATATAAACCAGTTGAGTTTTTGAAGTATTGATATTGAACTTGGAAGGACCAGTTCCATCACAAGGATCAATATTCCATTCTGATTGAGGAACTCTTCTCTTGTAGTTTCCCACAGTTGCTTCACTAGCACTACCGACAGTATAGGAACGAACTACAAAATTGAGTGTGCCGTTGTCTGTACCGTTAGAAGTAGAACCACCAACTTGCTCGAAGTAAATGCCATCTCTGTCGTCAAAGTATCCAGTTCTCTTTGTTACATTCTGTTGGGCGTAACCAAAGCATACTGAACTAAAAATAACTTGTGATTTGCCTGGCTGATAATGATGATAGAATTTTGTTTGATGAACAGCACGAGAAGCAACATTAGATGTTGTAGTCATCGTGGCAGCTGCTTTGTTGGCAACAAATTGAATGTCCGCACCATTTTCTTTTAGATCAAGAAAATTCGGATCAATAGCATATACATGCTTATAGTCACCGAGAGTAAATGTTTCTGCAACTCTCAAACGACCAAAGGCATCAGTAGCGGTCGCGCCAGTTCCAGCAGTAAGATTACCGAAGTTATCGGCAATCATAACTACCTCAAAGTTTGTTTTTTCCTGTGGAAGGAAATCTTCGTAGTGTTTGCTATACTGTGCCATCAGTTTGAATATGCAATTTTTACAGCTTTAAATCCAGATCCACCTTCTAGAGTATCTGATGGTTCTTTATCTAAATAAGCAACCTCATTAGCTGCAAGAGTCACAGTTCCAATGGTATTACCACCAGAATCTTTACGGGTTACTACACCAGCAGAACCAGTATTAAGTACTCTAACTAAGGTTGCAGAATTTACATTGGTTGCACTTGTTAAATTTGTCTCTGCAGCTAAAAGTTTTACAATCATGGATATACCTCTTTTGAATTATTTATCATTATTTTGATTTTTTAATAACTTTTGAAGTTCTGCAGTAGAACCAACAAACAAAGAGTTATTTGTTATAGTTGTAGAAGCTTTGGTTACTTCTTCCTGTTTAAGATCTTTCATTTTTTTCTGAAGATCTAACAACTTGTCTGCTATATCAGCATTATGTTTTAGTAATTGACCTACAACCTCATATGCTCTAGGATGATCAGAACTTTGAGCAACTTCTAGTGCAGAATCTAATGCTTCTGTACCTTTTTCTAAAATTTGATAATACTTTGCTCGGGTAAACTCATAATCATTTTTTGTATCATCTTTAGGAGACTCTGGTTCAGGGTCTTTAACTATTTCAGATGAAGTTGTAGTTA